ACTTACTCACTCTCAACAGAAGCGAACGACCGATCTTTTGGTCCGGCGCATCGCTACATCTGTCCGTGCTCTAATGGCATTCGACTGCCTATATAGAGAGTTTTCCATGCCCAATTGGACGACATTGATAAGGTCTGAACACATCCTTCCCTCGTTCTTGCCTTTCTTGTTATACTTGTCGTCACGACCGCTAATATCAGGTTTTTCTTCCTGCATTGATGCAAATATATGGTTCAATTCGGCGCGGTGAAGACCAAATGAAAGCCATATCTCAACTTCGAACAATTTTTTGTCAACATTGATTTTACCGGATGTAGGCATCGATTTAAGTGCCTCGAGGTACATTGGATTCATATGGGCAAAATGATCCACATTTACATGCTTAACCCTTGGGTTTTCTGTTATTGACATCAGATATTCACTCAATTCGGTGAAGAATGGGAAATCTGGGAACATAACTTTGTACATGTAGCCCAATGAATAATAAAAGTGTCCAACACTTTTCTTAAAATCGCCGTTGATCAATGTTCCTATATTGCCTAAAAGTTTGTTTAGATCTGGACAAAGAACAAACTTTCCTTTCTCATATTCTAGATATTTTGCGCTGCAAAATTCAACCTCATATGGATCAATGACAACAGAGAACTTCGCTGCAATGCCAAATTGATCAAATGTACTTACGGGGTTGATGTGGCGAGGTATTTTCATTACTGAATCATCGCCAGTGCAGTTGAAACTGTACTTTGGTATGTTATTTAGTTCTTCAAAGTAACGTATCATCACCCAATTCAATATTGTATTGAACAACCAAGTGTCCATGTCGCCGGATCCTCGGCAACCCACAAATGAAAAGTAAACACCGTTCTTGGTGAATCCACGTTTTATCAGTTTAAGATTGAATAATAGATCTAATATCCAAAGAAATTCATCGTCGAATATGCGGTTAAAAATGCCCATCTCCATGTGGAAAAGTAGTTCAGGTCTTTGTGAAGACTCGTACTTCGAGAAATCACAAAGCCCAAATTTGTAGACGCCTTTTGCGCCTTCCATGAACTTGCCCATATCAAATAGGGTTTTACCTTTGTTGATACCTGGTACCAAAATGGCTAATTGTTCTAATGGAACGGTAAACCTGCCGTACAATAGATTGAATCTGGGATCCCGTCCCAATATCATTCTGGGTGGTTTAAACTCAGAATACTTTTCATTCTTGATGAAAACTTCAATAAGTGAGCATTTAATAGGGTCAAAGCCCTTGGCTAATATAGTGTTGAATGCACGAATATAGCGTCGTTTAGAGTGTCCAGAGCGGGTCCCCAGGAATTCTTCAAGCGTTAAAGGCCTAAGCTTTTTTCCTCCATTTAATTTGATGATGTGGTCGGCGAATTCATCTAGAAGTTTTTCGACTAGATTTCGGTCATAGCTACACTCAAAGCCATTGTCGGGGAACCATCGGTTCGAGAAACCGACCACGTCATTATGTGTGCAATTACGCATCACATAAACCTCGCGGTAATTCAGTGTTGGAAACTGAAAAACGCGTAGGTAAGTTTTTGATTTACAAGGGGAAGTGCCGTTGGAATCGTCGATGTGAGCGCATTTCCATTCAGCATAATCTGCAAGCTTCTCCCCTTGCTGGCAAATTGTTTCAATCTCAGTAACAGTACGACGAGCACGATTGCGCTGCTTACTTGAACGAAGCGCCGTTTCGTCAAGTAAGCCATAAAGAAAGAGTGTTTTGGTTGGTAATTGACACTTTTGCCAGCAAAGAAGTCTTTGGTCAACTCACTTGCGACAAATGCCTCTGTGTATGTTAATTGCTGTGCTAGAGCATAGGGCACTTTTGTGTCGTTGATTTCACACAAAGACCTCCACTTACTACCTAATTGCTGCATATGAACTAGAGCTAGTTCATAATCGAAAACACCCATGCGCGAATAATTCGCTGCAGTTTTCTTGTGCAGGTATAAAAAGGCGGCGTATTCATGGTGAATACGTGAGTCTATTAGTGCGTCGTCAATTCCTCTTCTGTCTTCGTCTAAGTTTGAAACAGTGGTTTTGCTCATGGTTAGATCACGAATTTTGACACCTCTCTCACCAAAAGAGATTTCATCAAAACTATAACCAAAGAGTTCCCATAAACCAGATAAATCCATTCCAAGTACTCGAGGACGCTTCTCAGAAAATTTGACCTGTTCACCTAGGTCAAAATCTGCTAATGTGACATTGGCTGGTATGTCACCAGGAGGTCCAGGGGTGCCTGGTTTTATTTTCGAACCTGCAACAGTTGTTGGTTTTGCAGGTGATTTTGCATCCACAGGGGTTGGCTTTTCTATGGATGTTGTCATTGAATTTATTGATTTACTGCCAGATCCGCTGGTTTCCTCAAGATGTGGTGTTGGAGCGGATGCCTCAACCTCATCATAGTCATTAAATGAGCTGCAGACAAGCCTCCTATCGTGATTGGTTGGAGGAAAGTATGGCCTATAAGGTGTCACTCTCAAGAATTGGCTCTGGCCACTAGTTACAAACTCCAAAGAGTCCCTGACCATTTGCAGTGGACTGGTGGGTTCGTTCCCATTATGTGGAACAGATTTTCGCTTCTGTTCAAGAGCTTTTTGTCGTAGAGTATTTGACATATTTGATACACCGCTGTCACATTGTTCGACTTGTGATGGAAGATTTGGTCCACCAAAGAGGTCGTCGAATTGCGAAAAATCTGCAGAAAATGATCGCTCAGATCGAGCGGTGCCTTCGCCAGGTGCTCCAGCGTAAACAGCATCGTATTTTTTGCAGATGTGGCAATAGTTGTCGGGTCCAATAGCGACACAATAGGGTTGACATAACGCAACAGAAAAATGATTAGCAACAGGGCGAGAAATATCTCGCTTAATGTCGGAAAGAGTCTGTGCAATAAGCTCAGAGGCCATTTGATGAGGGCCAATAGGAGCTTTGCTATCACCTTCAGAAGGCTTAGGCCTCCCCCCGGCAACTCGTGCTATTTTGTTCTTCTTTGTTCTGCGTTTTTGGTCTGAGCGTTTGAATGCTTTGTTGTCTATGTTGCCATTTATTGCGTGCATTAGCTCATTCCAGGCGGCACTCAAGGCCGCGGCTGCGCGATCAACAGCATCCTGCATCATCAAGTTGTTGAGTGCTTTCAAAGCCTGTGGATCATGTTGATATTTCTGTATGAGCTGCACACGGTTGGCATGTGCAATTTCTGGGAACATATATGCACTGTCCCACGATTCCGCTGGTTTGTCGAGGTCTCTGAACCAATGTGCGGACACGTCATCTGCGCAATTTCGCATGTTTAGTGCTGTTTTGCGCGCTGATGAGGCACTACCCGGCCGGCCAAGGCAAGATAGATTTTGGTATTTCTCTCTAAAGGCCAAAAAGAGAGGTTGGGTCTTAAAATTGCGGTTGATTAGTCCGCAAAGTCCATTACTCGGCAGGTCATTCTGTGATTTGTCTTTCATGTTGTGAATTTAGAGTCTACGCGACTATGTGCGTCATGGGACTGCATCACTGCATATTGGTCATTGCACTGGCCAAATGTCTTATGTGTGCACCACCCGCGAAGGTGGACTTGATTAAGGTCATCCCCCACAACTACCCTTATGTGCAAG